GAATATGGCAGGACGACCGAGAAAGACTAAAGAGGAGAAATTAGCGAAGGGCACGGCCAATCCGACCCGTGAGCGGATGCGTTCGGAGCCGTCATATTCGATGCGGTTGGCGACATTGAACGAAGAGACAGGGGCCGTTACGATCCCGGTCGCACCGTCCGAGTTGAGCGATGAGGCAAAGGTCATTTGGGATCGGGCTGGTTATCAGTTGGCCAGCATGAATCTATTTGCAGATACGGTTTACGAATACCTGTTCCTGTACTGCCAGAATTACGATGCGGCTCGTATCGCATGGGCTGAATACGGGATGAGAACTACGCTAATGAACGATAAAGGGGAGGTAAAGGTCAATCCGGCATGGAAAGTTTACAAGGAAGCGGTGGCTCAAATGGTTGTTTTGGGTGGAAAGTTAGGGTTTACCCCTGCTGATAAGACCAAAATCAACAGCCAGATAGCGGCTCCAACCACTAAGGACAAGAACAAAATAAAGCGGATCGGGGTCAATGGATAATAAAGTTTACCATAAAAACTTCCTAGACAACGACCTACCCGACAAATGCGCCCAGCTAATAATAGCCGACCCGCCATACTTTCAAGTTAAGGGTCATTTCGATTTTATCTGGCCGTCATTCGATGCGTATCTGGAAGATGTGGAACGGTGGGGGATTGAGTGTAAGAGGCTACTGGCTGACAATGGTACGCTTTATTGGTGGGGTCATGCCAAGAAGATCGCATACGCACAAGCCATTTTGGATAAGTACTTCAATCTTGAAAACTCTATCGTGTGGAAGAAAAAAGACTGCCAGACACTTAGAAGCGATCCAGAGTTTATGAGGACTTACGCACCTGTTACGGAGAGAGTTCTAATGTATAGCAACGAAACAGGCGGAGAAGGAACATCCGAGGCTAACCATAAATTTCAAATAGGCAAAAAGCACACTGAAATTATGGAGCCTATTGTTTCTTACATGATCGGAGAGATGCAGATGGCTGGATACACATGTAAGGACATTAATACGCTTACAGGTACGAGTATGGCTTCGCATTGGTTCGCAAGGACAAGCCAATGGACACTGCCGACAAGGGAGTGGTATGCCAAACTGCAGGACTTGTTTAACGGAGAATATCTGCGCAAGGATTACGAAGAACTGCGCAAGGATTACGAAGAACTGCGCAAGGATTACGAAGAACTGCGCAAGGATTACGAAGAACTGCGGAGACCATTCTTTAATTATGAAGGACTACAGACCGATGTACTTGAGTACTCACAAGAATCGCACATTACTAAGGACTTTAATCACGATACAAAAAAGCCAGAAGGACTTACAAGATCAATCATAAAGACGTCCTCAAGACCTAACGATCTGGTATTGGTTCCATTCGCAGGAAGCGGAACGGAGTGCGCTATGGCGGTAAAAGAGGGGAGGCGGTGCATAGGCTTTGACATAGAGCCGAAATATGTAGAGATGTCGAACGATAGGATACGGTCAATCCTGATGCAACCCACCCTATTTTGAAGAAGTCCACCAAGAAAAAGATAGACTACTGGTTCGATCAGGCCAAAGTAGACCATGTCATTGGCTGGATCGAGACGTACTGCACCCATCCGGTCGGTGATCTTCAGGGTCAGCCTCTCATTATTCCGGAATGGTACAAGCGTGATTTTATCGCTCCGTTCTTTGGATGGAAGAAACCGAACGGGAAGAGGAAGCACCAGGAGGCTTACCTAGAGATCGGATCTGGTAACGCCAAGTCGACATTAGGTACTGCGGTCGCCTTGTATCTGCTCTGTGCGGACGGTCAAATATCGCCACGTGTCTATTCGGTGGCAGGATCTCGGGATCAGGCTGGGATTATCTTCAACGCTGCTAAGATTATGGTGCAGCAAAACGAGGATTTATCGGCTGCAATCGAGATATTCCAGACCTCATTAACCATAAAATCCGAGTACGGTATAGGCACGTTCAAGGCGTTGAGTGCAGATATGAAGCTACAGGAGGGCTTAAATCCTACCGCTGTCCTACTCGATGAGACTCACGTCCAGAAGGACGGGTCGATTTACAACGGATTAAAAAAGAATTTCCCGAAACGAGCCGAGCCTGTGTTCATCTCGATGACCACGGCTGGTATAAAATACACATGGGCCGAAGAGTTGCATGACAAAGCGGTCAAGGTTCGGGACGGGATAATAGATGCGCCAGGATTCCTGCCGATCATCTACGCTGCGGATCTGGACGGTGATGATTGGGATGAAGAGCAGTGGAAGATGGCTAACCCTGGATGGGACTACCTGAACATCGAATTATTGCGCCAAGAAGCGGCTGATGCGAAGGAATCCAGCACGGGACTGTCCGCTTTTAGGCGATATCACCTGAATAAATGGGTAGGCGCAAAGGTTCAATGGCTGTCGGATGACTTGTGGATGCGTGGAACGGCGGGCGAACAGGTGCGAATCGAGGACTTAAAAGGTCGTCACTGCATGGTAGGGACTGACTTCGGGTCTACACGGGACACAACGGCAGCGGTATTTGTGTTCCCCCCCGTCTCAAAAGGTGAAAGATGGAAGGTTTTAACCCGTGTTTATATGCCGGATGACACCCTAATGAAGCGAGCGGATAGTGATATGCCGCAGTTTTTAGACTGGAAAGATGACGGGTATATCATAACCACCCCTAAACCGCTGCAAGATTACGAATCAATCCGAGCTGACATTGAAATGATCGGGCGGTATTGTGTGATAGATACGATCTCGTATGACGCATGGAACGCAAACGAGACGGTTCAATATTTAGAGGCGGCAGGATTAAAGACGATGGCGTACGGTCTGGCTCCAAAATATACGAACGCCCCGATGGATAAGATCGAAAGTTTACTGCATGAGGACATGATAGAACACTCCGGTCATCCTGTATTACGGTGGATGTGTGGCAATACAGAGGCGGAAGTAAACGCAGCGGGGTTGAAACGTCCGAACAAATCCAGTGAGAAAGCTAATAATGATGCGATGGTTGCCTTTATTATGGCTGTCGGAGCATGGATAATCCTTCAGGCAGAACCTGTTAAGCAGGCTCGGGAGATAGTAGTATCAATTAAACGACAATAATGATAACAAAACGGGAGCAGGTCAGGCAGTTTATGAAGTGGTATGAGGGTAGTTTAAGCGATACAGAAGGGTGCGAGGCGGCTTATCAACTGACCGAGACGACATGGATCGCTGAGTATGGGGATAGGATGTATAAAAACTATCAATCGTTTCGGGCGTGTCGACATTTTTACATGAAGTACACTAAGAAAAATACGGTACGACATTAATGTTAGATTTCCTGTTAGAGTAATATTATCGGTGTTAAACTCATAAGGCGTTTTTTGTCCTATTGGGAACACCGTTTTCTTTTGTCACTAATTTATTCAAGAGCAAACCGGCTCGGGTAAATCCGACCGCACAACAGAGAACGTTCACCACTCCGGGAACGTGGAACGCATTAACCGAAGCGTTCCAGACCTACCAGAACGGGGGTATATCATCAAAGGCTATGCGTGTCAGTACGTTCTACGCTTGTGTAGATCGCAAGAGCAACGACATGGCCTCTTTGCCGTTACGTCCGATGGTAAAAACCGCAACAGGTACGGCAATAGCTAAAGACTCCTATCTATACAAGCTACTCAACAATCCTTCCCCAAAGTTTACGAAGTACACATGGCAGAAAGTTTCTAACGCCCATATAGATGAAAAGGGCGAGTGCTTTACTGTTGTCAAATACAAAAACGGAATCCCTGTAGAGTTCGATATGTGGCATCCTTCGGATGTAGATCACATATTGGACGAAAAAGGAATTGTTTGGGTTCATAAAAAACTCAAAACACCAAGCGGAAAGCCTCTAACCGTAACGGATGACTACATGATTCACATCATGGACTATTCCAATGACGGTATCAGGGGCATACCAAAGGCAAGGTTTGCAGCGGATTCAATTGAATTGGCTTTGAACGGGCAGAGATACGCATCCTCTTTGTATAAGAATCAGATGTGGGGGCCTGGTTACTTAGCGTTTAAGGAGCCATTAACAACCGAACAGAAGCAAGAAACCGCAAACGCATGGAAGGTAAACCTTTCAGGCGAGGCAAATTCTGAAGAGATCGGCGTATTAGACAATTCAGCCGAATGGAAGCAGTACGGATCATCCCTAAAGGATTCGGAATACTCCAATACCATGAACGAGGCTAATATGCAAATCTGCCGCTTCATGGGTATGCCGCCTTCATTGGTTGGGCTTCGTGACGGTACGAACGTATCGTACAATTCACTCGAACAAGATAACATCGCTTACGTCCAGAATGCTTTACAGCCACGTGCAATAGCATGGGAGGAAGAATTTGAACGGAAGTTAATCATGGAAGCCGATAGGGAGTCCATGTCAATCACGTATGAGTTTAGTGGAAGACTAAGGGGTGATACTAAAACACAAACAGAGGCTTTCCAGGCTGGTATTGGAAGTGGATGGTTCTCGATAAATGACGTACTAAGACTTCAGAA